AGGGAGCCGATGTGGTCAGTGATGGCGGTCAGCTGGCTCTTGAGCGCCGGGACCTTGTTGGTGATGCCGGTGATCAGGCCGGTGATCAGGGACTCGCCGGCGGGGGTGAGGAGTTTCGCGTCGCGCTCCGGCGGCCCCTTCCACGATGTGAGGTCGTTCGTCAGGCCGCCCAGGGTGGACTTGACAGACCCGATGGCGCCCTTGATACCGGAGACCAGGCCGCTGATGATCTTGGATCCGGCGTCGGAAAGCCACGTTCCGGCATCCCGGAAGAACCCTTCGATGGTCCCGGGGATCCCCCCGATGAAGCCGACGGCCTTGGAGATCGCGCCGGTGATCCCGTCCCAGGCTGGGGCGATGACGTTCTGCCAGAGCCAGGTCGCGGTGGTGGCGATGGCGTGGAATGCCGGATCGATCGCATTGGTCCACAGCCACATGGCGACCTGGCCGATGCCGCGGAAGGCGGGCTCGAAGACGTCGTGCCACAACCACAGGGCAATCGTCGAGATCGCCAGGAACGCGACCTGCACAGCGACCCGAAACCAGGTGAAGTGGTCGTACGCGTAAATGACCGCGGCGACGAGTGCGGCGATTGCGATGACGATCAGCATGATCGGGTTGGCGTCCAGGGCTGCGTTGAGCAGCCATTCGCCTGCCGCCGCCAGGCCGTCGGCGACGGCCGTGGCGAGCAGTGCAACCTTCTCGGTGATCCAGGCGATCGCCGCTGTGGCGGCCTTCACGCCCGCCTCGTACGCGGCCTGCCCGGATGCGACGAGCCACTCCACGGCGCCCTTCGCGGCCGTGCCCGCGGCCTGGACCGCAGTGCCCAATCCCTGCCAGATGGCTTTGGTCTGGGAGCCGAGCACGGACAGGCCGTTCGACAGGCCTGTGGCGATCGAGGATCCGACGCCCTTGGCTGCCGTGACTGCGCTGCTGGCCCAGCCGGACACGGCCGTGCCGATGGATGAGCTCCAGCCGCTGACGGTCGTGGCGACCTGCGAGCCGGTGTCCTTGACCGACTGCATGAACATGCTCATGTCGAGCTTGGTCGGCATGACGCCCTTGACGGCGGTGCCGATCGATGAGCCCCAACCACTGATCGTGGACGCGATGTTCGAGCCGGTGTCCTTGAACGCGCCGACGAGGGACTGGACTTGGAACTTCGTCGCGGCGAACGTTCCCGAGAACAGGTCCCCGACCGCACTGCCGCCGGTCTTGAGGCTGCCCCAGCCGGTCTTCAATGCGGCACCGATCTTCGGGAACAGACCTTGGACCTGCCCGACGATCGCGCCATCCTCGCCGGCCTTGCCCGCCGACCCGAACAGGCTGCCCTTGATGTCGCTCATCTGCTTGAGGACGGCCGCGCCCTGGGAGAAGGGGAACGACACGATGTCCTTGGCGAGGCCAGCCACCGCGGACACCGTCTTGACGGTGGCGAGGAGGCTGAGGCGGACCGTCAACGGGATCAGGAACCCGTCGATGATCCACGTCATGATCTCTTTGTGCTTCGTCGCGAAATCCGCCAGGCCGTTCATCGCCGGCGCGACGACGTTCGCCAGGATCCCGCCGACCAGCTGCAGGCCGCCGATGATCGCGGTGCCGCCGATCTTCTCGGCCTGCGGGATGACCTCCTTGATCAGCACGTCAGCCAGATGGTGACCGGCATCGACGAACGTCCCGATGTCGTCCGCGACGCCCCTCAGGGTCTTGCCGAGCTCCTGCATCGGTGACAGCGGGACAGTCGACACCACGGCGCCGTGCTGCTCACCGGATGCGGTGGTCTTCGCTGCGCCCGCCGTCGGCTTCGGGGTGTTTCCAGTGAAACCCTCAGCCAGTCCGGACAATGCCGTGCTGATCGTCTTGACGATCGGCGCGCCCCGCGACTCCAGCAGCGTGATAAACGAACTCACCTGCGGAATAAGGAAGTTGCCGACTCGGATCATCACAGCGTCGAAGCCGGCGCGGATGTCCTTCAGCTGCTGTGACAGGTTGTGCGTCGTCGTCGTCCAGGCGTCCGCGAATGTGTTGGCGCCCGCAGCGATGTCGGGCACCTTCGAGTTGACGCGGTCCAGCTGCCCCATGAGGACCGCCAGGCCGGCACCTGCCTTCTTCCCGAACATGTCGGTGATGACGGCGCCCTCAGTAGTCGCCGTGACGCCGTTCTTCACGAACAGGTCGTTCAGCTGGTTGAGGGTGTAGACGAGGCCGTGCTGCTGCATGTCGGTGGCCAAGGACGTAGCGGACTGCCCCCATGCCTGAAGCTGCACCTTCCCGTCCTTGGCCGGGACGGCGAGCGCCTGCACCGCGGTTCGGAGGTCGGTCGCCGCCACCGCGCCACGAATGTTGTTGTCACCGAACGTCGCGAGCGCCGAGCCCACGTCATTCAAGGACAGGCCGTACCCCTTGACGACGGCCATCACGCCGGAGCTCATGGCGTCGGCAAGGTCCTGCATCGACATGTCGCCGGAGCCGACGATGGCGTTCAAGGCGCCCATGGCCTGGCTGTAGTTCTCGACGCCCGGGATCCCGGAGACGACCGCCGCATCAAGTGCGTTCTGGACGTCGACGAGGTTGGCATGGCCCACAGCGGCGCCCTCGGCGGCCGTCTTAAGGATGAGCAGGGCCTTCTGGCCGGTGATGCCCGTGGAGGCGAACGAGGATTCAACATGGAACAAGGCTTCGGCGAGTGAGTCCGGAGCGAACCCGACCTGTCCGGCCAAGCTCAGGACGCCGTTGCCGAGGGAGGCCAGCTGTGTCTTGCTGACCTGCGCCTGCGTGTTGATCTTCGTCATCTCGGCCTGAAAATCAGAGCCCAGCTTGATCGCTGCGACACTGATCCCCGCGATTCCAAGCGCCCCGAACTCCCCGACGCCCTTGAGGACCCCGCTCAGGCCGAGCGCCTTACTGCTCAGCAGGTCAGTGCTGGCAGCCGACTCCTTGGTCGCAGCACTGGAGCCCTTGGTGCTGACGGCCAGCCGCTCCATCGATGCGGCAGCCGCGTCGGTCGCTGCGGCGAGGCGTTCCATCCCGGCGGCGCCCTCAGTGCCGTCCGCGGCGCTTTCGGCGCCGACCGACGCCAGACTTGCGCTGGCCTCGGCCGAAGCGGCACTGATCGCCGCGAGCTGGGCGATGAAGTCGTCCGCTGCGCCGCCAGCCTCCACGAGGCCTGCGGAGAAGGGGGTGGTGATCGAGCGCAGGGTGACGTACAGGTCTGCGACCTCGGCGCCCATCGCCACCCCCTGGATTTCAGTCGGTTGGTATGGACCAGTCGGTCGCGGCGAAGGCCCGGCCGAAGACGATCGCCGCCTGTATCGCGGCCATCTGGGTGGCCGGTTTCAGGAACGGGTACGTCGTGCCGTTCTTGAGGCCCGTTTCGAGGTACGAGCCGTATTTGCTGGACGGGGTGCGGCCCTTGCCGTAGCTGGGGAACTGTCCTGGTTTCAGGCCGACTTGGGTCGACCATCCGGCTGCGTCGCGGAGGACTGCGGTGCGGATGATGGACTTCGCGAGGGTTCCGGAAATCCGGGCAGGCCCTTCGCCGGGGCGCGCCGGTGTCGGCGTGCCCCAGGCGTGGGACCCGTTGGAGGCGTTGGTTCTCGCTTGCTTGGCTACTGCTTCGCCCATGGCGATGAGGCCGGCCTGGGCCGCCTTGATGCCTTGGCTGTCGATCCGTTTCAGCGCCGCCCGGAGCGAAGCGGCGTTGAACTCGCTTGCCACGGCCCTCACCTCCGGCCGGGTGTCAGCCGCGTGCGGCCCGCTGGTTCGCGTTGTGCTCGGCTTCGCGCCGGATGCAGATCAGGTCCCAGGTGAATCGGCGCACGTACCAGGGGGTGTCCTGGAGTTCCTGCCAGGTCCAGCCCATCTCGCGCATGACCTCGAAGTCGGTCAGCTCTTCGGGGGGTGGGCCGGATGACCACGTGCCCTCGTAGACGCTCTCGGCGGCCCAGAGAACATCGGTGAGATACGGGTCGTCCGGCCCTAGGCTCCCGCGCCGCGCACCTTCTGGATCTCCTCGGTGATCCGGTTCTGGATCTCCAGCGGGAGCTTCGCCATCCGCTCGGCTGTGGCCGGCAGCGGCAGCGGCGGCTGGTCATCCTCGACGCTGGTGGCGTCGTAGACGTGCCAGGCGATCACGAGGCGCGCGAGCATGCCCAGGGCGGCGTTGAGCTGCGCCAGCTGGTCGGGAGTGCCGTCGGGGCCGTTCGGGACGTCGGCGACCAAGAGGTCCTGCGTGGGGACGAGCTTCGGGTTGCGGATGATGACGTGGACCTTGTCACCTTCCTCGGAGAGCTCCGGGAAGTCGAGCATGATGGTGCGCTTGGCGTAGCCGGCCACGGGTGTACTCCTTGAAGCGTGGGAGGGCGTTGGAGGACGTCGAACCCCGGTCGTGCCTGACGCCCTCCAAGGCGACACGACCGGGGAGTTGAGGCCAGGCGTCAGTACGCCGTGGTGGTCCAGTTCTTCAGCACGACGGACACGGCGCCGCCGTCGGTGGCGTTGTAGATGCCCTCGACGTCGAAGTCGGCCTGCACGTAGGGCTGCGCCAAGTCGCGCTTGCCCTTGGTCCAGGCGGTCTTGTTCATCGTGATCGCCAGGGACGGTGCGCCGTCGAGCAGGCGCCCGGTGATGGTGGCGACCATCGCCTGCTGCGTGTAGTTGAGGTAGGTGTTGATGTCGGTCTGGTTCTCGAAGATCGCCTTGTAGGTGCCGCTGCATTCCAGCGCGCCGACGAAGATCTCCCGCGGGCCCTGCGTGCCGTCACTGCTGTTGATGGCCTCACCGGCCCGCTTCACCGTCAGGTCCAGCGTCAGCCCGCGGGTCGAGGCGACGGCGTTCTGCGTAGACGTCCACTCCCAGCCGAGGAACGGCGTGAACGCGGTGTACGTCTCGCTGACCGTGGACTGCACGACACCCGGGAACGCCAAGGCCTTCGTGCTGAGGCTCAGCGCGGCCTTCGGGTCGATCTTGATCTGCAGGTCGGTCCACTTCAGACCCGAGTACCCGAGGTACTGCGTCGTGTCGTACACCGTCAGGCTGTACGTGGGGATCGCCGTCGTCGGGGACTGCTTGAACGTGTGGGTAGTCTGCGTCGACACCTGCACGGACGACGTGTGCGCGTACGTCAGGCCGCCCGTCGGCGTCGCCACCGGGATCGTGTACGGGCCAGAGCCGGTCGGGGTCCCGGAGGTGAAGTACTCCAAGGTGGCACCAGTGCCGATGCTGACGGTGGAACCGAGCGGGATCGTCGCGGCGGTGCTGATACTCGTCGCGCCGGCGACCGTCGTCGTGGACAGGGTCGTGGTGACGCCAGCGGTAACGGTGTCCGGACCGATCGTGCCGCAGAGCATGTGGCCCATCAGGTCCGGGTAGGCCAGGAGGTCGATGTCCCAGGTGGCGTGCTCCGGCCCGGGGTAGGCGCCCTGCATCATGGTGTCGTTGCCTCGCCACGACTGATCGTCGATCTTGGCGATGACGTCCTCGAAGTCGCCCTTGGTGAAGGGGATCCCGACGGTCGGCGACAGGTAGACGTTGGGCGTGACCTCCTTGGCGAGGCCGATGGTTGCGAGCTTGGAAAGCTGGGTCATGGCGTCGGCTCCTCACCGGTCGCGGCCGGCGCGGCGGCCTTGCGCTTGCTGGGGGCGGGCTCCGGCGGGGCCGGCTCCTCCGCGGGAGTGGGCTCGAATCCGGCGATCGGGACAGGCCAGTCGACGGACTCGCCGGGCTGGACCTCGGCCGGGATGTCCGGCACGAGGAGCGCGTACGGGTGGGGATTGCGCTGCAACACGCGGGCCTCCGGGCATGGCGAACAGGCCCGGGCGGTCACCGCGGGCTTGGGATCGGTCAGTTGGTGTAGTCCGCATCGTCGGCGGTGTAGGTGACCGTC